TTAGGCTCGGTAAGTTCTTTGATCATACGCTGAACACCTGCAGGAGTGTTACCAGCGCCTGCTGCCTGTGCGGCATTAATAGTTGCTTCTTTGATCTCGTCTTTGATCTTTTTTAATTCTTCTTTAGAATATTTTGCAGGTTTTTTACTAACACTATTACCGTTGCTGTCTTTGCCTTCTTCTCCGTCTTCACCTTCGTCGCTTTCGCTGTCAAGGTGTTCATCCAGCATCTCGCCTTTTTCGTCTAATTCTTTTAACAAGTCGGCAAGTTCTTTGCCTTGTTCTTCTACTTGCTTGAACAACTCTTCGTATACTTCTTCTGACGTCCATCCTTCGTATTTGAAGTCTTGGAAGCAGTCTACAATTTTAGGTGTCTCGCCGATTCGATCACGCACAAGAGTGTTGTTAACAATGTAGTCAGCGGCAATGTTGTACAGCATAGGATTGCGGTCATCTCTACGTCCTAGATGATCAAACACCATGTGCAGAATTTCGTGTGCTACAACAAACTCAATCTCTTTATTGCCCATTGCATTAAAGAACTGAGTGTTGTAATACAAGTTGCGTCCGTCTACAGCCGCAGTAGGCAACCATTCATCTGCTGCCAAAATGCGCAAACGTGTAGCCATATTACCAAAGAAAGGATGACGCAACAGTAGCCCTACTCGTGCAACAATAATGCGATCAAGTACTTCGACACGCATTTTTTCAAGTGCTTCTGGTGTAATATCTGGGTCTGGTTGCCAATTTTTAAGTTTGCTTGCTGTGTCTTTAGCTGCCATGTCGCACCTTTATTGCTAGTTTCTATAGTATAACTATAACAGTATTTACAAAGTTTGTCAACCTAGAAAAGAAAAAGTGGGCTCGTAAGCCCACTTTTGGAACATTATGCAGACTGTGCTGCCTTAATGTATTTGCCATAACGCTCGTGGAATTCGTCAAAGCACTCCACTTCGTCTGGATCAATGGGCAATGCATACTGTGTTAGCGCGAGTTTAATACCCATAACAACCAGCTCAGTATCAAAATTGTCCATTGCAAAGCGCAGGAAGTTGTTGACTTTGTCATCAAACTTCTTGTCGCCGTTGTCGCAGGCTTCTTTTAGTTCGTAGCAAAGAGACACGGTCAAGGAATACATAGCACTGATTTCTTTTGCCTTCATCTCTTTTACTTTGCCTGCAAGAATATCAGTTGGATTAGGCATACTCGCCGCTACTTTGCGGTGAGCCATAAACTTGACAGCCAAACCTTCACCAACTGAACCTGACACAAGATCAGTAGTAGTATTTTCGTCCAACTCGTCTTCGATAAGTTCGCTTACAAAACTCCAGCTACGTGGTGTTGCAAAGCTACGGCTTGGACTTTTAGGATCAAAATCATACAAGTCTTTCTTACTAAAAGTAAGGAAACCTACTACGTCTGTGTGAATATTGTTGTTAACAGCCCACTGGAACCAATCATCAAAATCCACACGCATTTCCAGGTGTACAAAGCGATTAGCCAACGGAGCAGGCATACGATATGTAACACCTTTGTCTGCTTCACGGTTACCTGCCGCAACAATATAAACGTTGTCTGGCAAGTGATACTGTCCTACCTTGCGGTTAAGAATCAGCTGATATGCTGCCGCTTGTACAGCAGGAGCCGCACTGTTCATTTCGTCAAGAAAAAGAACAATTGCTTCATGTTGTGATGCCATTTCTGCGTCGGGTAGTTCTGCAGGAGCACCCCACACCATTTTGTTGGCATTGCTGTCAAAGTAGGGAATGCCTTTGATGTCAGTGGGTTCCCAAAGACTCAAACGAATGTCGATTACGTGAGCGTTAATAGTGTCCGCAATCTGGTGAACAATATCGGATTTGCCGATACCTGGAGGTCCCCAAAGAAAGATAGGACGCTGTTTTGCAATAGCGTGTTTGATAGAAGCCTTAGCGGCGTTCGGGCTTACAGTACGTGCAGTATCCATAGTGTATTCCTCTTAGTTGGATCAGTGCTTATTTCTAACTATGTAACTATAATAGCATCACTACAGCAGATGTCAACTGTTTTCGTCTTCTTTTTTCTGACGATTTAATGCTTTTGTTAGTCCATACTTGCGTAAATCGCCGGAAAATAACGTTAGTTCTACTGCTTTCTTTTCATTTGTCACAGTTATGCTTCTATTTGTAAGATAGTAGGGACAATCAATAAATTGATCCAAGAATATAATAATCTGTGTGGTTAGTGGCATTTCTTTTGGATAAGGAATATCATATGTTGCCAAACCTATTTGCTGTAGTATGTTCATGCCTTCATCGGTCAACCTTAATCCGCCAGCGCCTTTATTTCTAGTATTTTGCCACCAAAGAGGCATATACTGTTTTACATTTGCTTCAGACGTAGCCTGCCCTAGCTGTTTTAAAAAAATTTTAGTATATGCCTCTTTCCAGTTCATTCGGAAACTTCTTCACCTGTTGTAAGTTTACATACTGTAAAGTCCTTACAATTAAAAAGGTCATTTAATTTTTTAGCAAGATTATGAGCATGTCCAGGATTTGAAAAACTTACCTTTTTATACTTGGGTCCTGGATAGTTTGTTAGTGCATTTGAGCTTTTTAGATTAAAAGGTTTGCCTTTGTAAAATACAGCCCATATTGCTTCAGCTTCTAAAATTTGTTCTGACTTATAGGTTTTATTGTTTATGTGTTCTAATATAACATTTGGCTTAGGCCGACTCATATGCATAATCCTTATTAACTACGCATATATTTATCTTTTTAAAGTTATACTAGCAGTTTACTTCCACCCAGAACCGCCGTCTAATTGAACTTGGATAACTTCTTCAGAGTCACTGGATTTAGAGTCTACCACCAGTTTTTCTAAATCACCATGCAATCTAGACATAACCACGCCCAGTGTGAATGCAAGATTTTTTGCCTGTGTAATGTCCAATCTGACATCTTTTGAACGACTGTTTTCTGCATTTTTTACCTGTTGTATAAACTGTTGTACAGGTGCAGTATTTAACGGATCAACTGCTGGCACGATTTAACTCCTGTTTCATTTCAAAGTCAGTTTTAAATGGACCACGTGTTTCGTAGCGTTCCACAGTGATCAATTTTGGACAAAATGACTTGACCCATCCTTTTTCAAATCTAATAATATAGTAGCCTGCACAATACAGACTCTTAGATTTTTCACTTTTTGTAAACAAAGGCAATTTGCGTTTTACATCATACATGCTATTATACGGAGTGACTCTAGTTGGGTATCCGTGTATTTGAAGATCTTCAGGAACAATCTTAGGAGTAGTAAGCTCGTCTCCCCAAACAATGACTCCGAACTTTTTCTTTATTTGTCGTTCGTTGTCGAAAAAACATGTTTCCGATTTACTCGAAAATATATATCTATCATCGTTCCAAGACAATGTTCCTATACGTTTTTCGTCTTGTTCTACAATCCAAAATTTATCTTTAAGTACAGATTTTGCTTTTAATGTCATTTAGGATACCTCGCTTGTAATGGTTCTGCATAAAATTGTGCCTGATCTGCAATACGTTGCATATCCCATTTAGCACAGAACTTCATAAGACGCATACCAACTTGTGTAATGTCTTTAGGTTCTACTTCTGCAATAGTGTTATTAATTATCTCTCGAATGTCTTCAGGCTGTGCCGTTAAGTCACACAACACTACATTCCGATTGTAATCGTCCAAGACTCTGTGTTCATCACCGTTATGATCAGTCCAACGCTGTAGCATAAGATTATTCCAATTATAACCTTTTGTAGTTTTGTCTTCAAATGCTTCTATTAGTCCTACTTTATTCTTTGTGCCTTTCTTGCGTACACCAGGGTATGCACTGAACACGTTGTCACTTGTATCACCACGCATACACTTTTCAAACAGCATGAACGCAGGATCAGGAGCAGGCTTTGCTTCCTTAGTTTTCTTGTCAATTACAGGAGCACCTTTGTCATCAAAGTATCCTTCGTGTGTAATTGTAGTATTACTAACACCGTTGTACTGCTTTACGTTAGGAGCAATCAACTGTGCAAAGTCGCCATCTGTACTAATAATAATATGTGTATCATTAGGATGTGCTTGCACCCAGCCTGCAATCAAATCATCTGCTTCTAGTTGCGGATGACGCATAACAGTACAGTTAGTTTTTTCTGTAACAAAGTCTTTAAACTCGTCAAAGATTTCCCAAAACAACGTGTCTTCTTCTTGCTGTGTAGGAGTCATTGCATCGCGTGTTTCCTTGCGGTTACGCTTGTATGGTTCGTAATAGTCCTTGCGCCAACTGCGACCTTCAAGACAGAACACAACATGATCTGCATCGAAGTCTTGCCATGCCTTCTTAACACTGTTGAGTGTAATGTGCAATGCCATACCTAGTTTTGTATCAACATCGCCACGCACAACGTGTCGCGCTCTAAAGAATGTATTTGCTGTGTCTACTAGTACATATGTACTCATTGAATTGCCTTTTGTTTGTGTTTGCATCTATAATGTATTATAACAGTTTCTCTTATAAATGTCAACTTACTTCACTTTTGCCTTTGTCGATCGGCACAACATTTATGTATCCTGCGCCTCTATCAGTGTCCATGCCTTCATCAGATAGCATGTTATATACGATATCTCTAAACCATCTATCGACAATTTCTTCTTCTGGATCGTTGTCAACACCATAACCTGCTTGTATTAATTCTTTGATAAAGTATTCATTCCAATCCATTTCGAAGAATCCATTGCGTACATTATCCTCATTGACTTTTACATCCAGCACACTAACCCAAGGCTCCTTGCGGCGTGTGGCATATTCTTTTGGATCTTTCTTTTTAAGAAGTTGCATTTCTTCCTCTGCAATACGTGCTTCTTCTGCTGCCAGTGCTTGTTCTTTAGCAGTAATACCTGTCAAGTCTCTTACTTTTTTATTCCACCATCCCATTATATTTGTTTCCTTATCTTGTCGTATTGTTCTTCGGTAATCTTTCGACCTTGTAGAAGTTCATAGTCTTCTTTACTAAGTCCCCCAGGCATTCCCGAATAGCGATATGTGGAGTCGGGGGCTGAATCGCCATCCTCGTTGCATACAGAGTTCCGCGACTTCTTGAACATTGAGGGTATATTCTTCACTGCGCCCGCCCAACGGCATAAGGTAGACCGGACAGTCAACTCCGGCATCTCTATAAAGCTGAACAGCTCTAGTAACTTCGTCAACATCGTCTTGATCGGCAACCACAAACTTAAAGTAAATGTCACTACCACGTACACCAGCGTATTGGCAAGCAACTTGAGGCTTAATAGCATCTTCCCAAGATTCTCCGCTAACGGAGAGCTTCGGTGAGCATGAAAATGTAACTGTGAAGCGTTCTTGAGTGTTGAGGTATTCTGCAAAATCGCTATGTAGCGGTTGTGTTGTATTTGTTTCAATAGTGACATTTTTTAAATCCTTCATCTTAGGATGTTCGAATAGTTCGACATACAGTCGTTGCCATGCAAGCAAAGGCTCGCCGCCTGTGAGGATAAGGTGAACATCTTGCCCATTATCCATAGTCCACTTGCCTTCTGGAAGCAAACTAAGCAAGTGATCCACTACTTCGTCAACTTCTGCCAACTTGTTAAAGTCTTTAAACTCAGGATAGATACTTGCATATGTATCGCAACCTGTGTGAATAATAGGCAAGTCTTCAAACTTCTCAGTTGTTTCATGCACTTTCATGTCAATCAAGTTTTTAACTTCTGCATTGTAGCGCTGACCCTTAGCATGTTGCTCCCAACGACTACCAACACTTTTGTCAACACCAAAGTTCATACAGCGGAAGTTACAACCAAATGTGCGTAGGAATACACTGGGTACTCCTACAAACTTGCCTTCGCCTTGTACACTGTAAAACGCTTCACTATATCGTAGTTTCATTGCTGGCTTCCTATTAACTGCTTCATATGACGGATATCCTTTTTCAAATACTGGAGCTTCCATTAGCAACTAAATTCCTGTTGTAGTTTGATATTGTCAAAGAACTCTTTCTTTGTGCCTGCATCATCTTTAAATGCACCTTTGAGTACAGTTGTTTGTGTGAGACTGCTGTGTGCCATAATACCACGATTTTCACAGCATCCGTGTGTTGCTTGAATGTACACACCCAAGTGTTCTGCACCTGTTGAATAAGCAATCTCACGTGCAATATCATTTGCAAGTTCTTCTTGCAGTGTACCACGTCGAGCGCACCACTGTGCAATGCGTGTGTACTTGCTCAGTCCGATAAGTTTGTCTGCGGCAATAATGCCAATGTATGCAACACCGCTTACAGGCTGGTGATGGTGACTACACATGCTCTTTAGTTCTGAACGTACAACAAGCATACCTTCATAGCGATCTTCGCTGTCATTAGGAAATGCAGTTGCATCTGGACGATAGTCATAACGTCCTGCCATAATCTCATTAAAGTACATTTTAGCAAGACGTCTTGCTGTACCCTTGCTGTTAGGATCAGTATGTCTATCAATAATCAGTGTGTCTAGTACAGTTTCAAAAGCCTCTGTAGCTTCATCAATCAGTTTTTCTTTATCGCCGTCTTGTAGCAAGCGAGCAATGTTATCGCCAGCCCAGTAACGCTTGTCTGCGGCTTTACAGCGTTCGATAATTTCTTCGTATTTTTTCATCTAATTTCTCCGAGTTAATGCGGTGGATCGCAAAAAATATGGTATACTCATATTATTAAGTATACCATATATTTAGGTTTTTGTCAAGCGTTAAAGTATTTTTTTGCCATTTCAAGCATGTCATCATATTCTGCAATCTGCTTAACTTCACATTCGATTGCTTCGATAATGTCTGAATGCTCGCCGATGCCTGCTGGATTATGCAAGTATACTTCCACGTTTGCTACGTGTTTATCAATGTGTCCTTTGGCGTGAGACACAAATGCCTTTAATAGTTGTTCTCTCATTTTAACATCCTTCCAATGTTTCTACTGCGTATTCGGTGAATCCTGAAGACAGTCTAGTGTAGTCTCCTTTACCTGGCACACAATGTCTAATGCCGCCTTTTGGATTTTCGCAGTCACCGTCTCTGCGAAAGATTAAATGTACGTGAGGATACATGCAAGTTTGTCCTGCACTAGCTCCTGTGTTTAAACCAATGTTGTAGCCTGTAATATCGTTTGATGCAGCGGCAACATTTTGTTCGCCCATAGTAAGAGCAAACTTAAAACACTTCATTACTTCTTCTTGATTGTTTATTTTAGGCACTACTAGAGTGTGTCCCTCTGTAACAGGAAAGCCATCATTGTATACAACAAAATCTCTAGTATCCACTTGTATATCAGACCAAGGCGCTCTGCCTTCTTGTCTTGCTTTTTCTAAAGTATCGCTCATCTATTTAAATCCTTTGTATTCTTTGCTGTAGCACCCTTATTAGCATTTATCATATGCGAAACAAGTGCATTAGCTAAGTCTCTTTCTTTGTCAGATACAAGTCTTTTTTCTTTTTTATTGAATAATTTTTCTAAAAAAATCATTGTCCTACATTCTCCCAAGGATAAACTAGCCAAACATCTTCTTCTGCTTTGTTTACTTCGTGCGCACTGTATCGTACACCGCCAAAGTCGCTTGATAAATTTTCTGTAATAGTTGCAAATCTTACATTTGCTATGTCGCCATTCCAAACACTATTCCAAGCATTGTCTTCGTTGGGCAAGCAACTGCTCTGCCAATCTTGTTTAATCCAGTTGAACGTAGCACCAGTATCGTTGATATCATCTACAATGAGAATTTTCTTACGCAGTTTTGTATCCCAACGAGCACCAGTGACACCAGTTTCTTCAGGATAGTTGTAACCAAACGCATCTTCGCTCATCCAACAGTTAGTTTCTGGACCTACACTGTCGTCACGCAAACTAACCTTTAGTGCTTCACAACGAACGTCCAGCATGTTACTGAGAATAGTAGCAGGAACGTTGCCACCTCGTGTAATGCCTACAATGTAGTCAGGACGCCAGTTGTCTTTGTACATCTGTAGTGCAATGTTTACACAAGCGTCTTCAACGTCTTGCCACGAGTAATAATGTTTCTTAATCATTTCATTGCTTCCCAAGTTTTGTATTTTTCAAGTTGTACTTCGTACTCATCCTTTAGTTCTCGCAGTTTAGGATACTTAGCTTCCATATCTACGTCACGCTTTAACAATAGCAGAGCATCACGCATTTCGTCAAGTTCTCGCATAACGTCTCTGCCATCTACTAAAAGCGGAACGTCAACACGCATACTACCATTCTCACCACCGTCTATAGTAATAGCACTGTCTGCAATACGTGTAGTAGTACTAATAGTGCCGCCAGTATAGCCACTAGATAAGTTCCCGATACCGGATCCATATGCATAGTTGTTATTATTGCTCATTTTCTGTTTCAATTCTTTTGACTATTTTTCTTTACGCTTCATTTCTGCCGCTTCTCTTTCACAGATACGTTTTATGTAACTCTTACTCGTCTTTGGCACCCCTAGCAAGGTATTGTTCATTGTGTATCCATTCTCCGTCTTTGATAAATCCCCATTGTCCTGCTTTTTGTCCCATGAAGAAAAGACTCCAGCAAGGAATTTCGTTGCCGTCAGTATCTCTTTCTAACTCTAACCAATGCAAGTCACTTGCTTTGCGATAACGAAAATGTCCTAGACCTCTCCAGAATCGCCCTTGAGGAGTGTTCTCCCAATAGCCGCCTGCAATGATAAATGTTGCATAACTCCAAGGATGATCGTGTAGTGTAGGTTCATCACTTACTAGTACTTTGTGCAGTGTGATGTTAAAAGGAAAACGCTTTCTGTCTTTTAAGAATACGTAGTAGCGAATGAGATAAGGTACATCGCTATCACGTTCTGTAATAACTCGCCGTCTTCCAAGTCTATCCATAATCTTAGAAAGGAATGTCATCATCTACTTCACCTGCTTTCTTTTTACCTTCCCAGTCTTGTTTGACCATGTCGTATACACTTTTAAAGTTACGCCATGTTTTTTCTAAACTAGGATACTCTTGGCACATACGTTCAACTTCACTTGGATTGATATTTAATTTACCAGTAAGCCAATCTATGTCGATAGTATCGGTTGTAATATCGTTTAAATCTATACTAAACGTACCGTCACTAACACCGCTTACAGTAATATCACTAACGCTATCGCCTGTCCAGTATGTAGTAGTTGCGCCATATGTGTCGTCTAAGTTAAGAGTAATAGTATCATCGTTTGATAACCCTAGATCACTTAAATCTAATTCGTCAATATTAATTGTACTCTCAAAATCAGTCTGCTTTGATTGCGTCATACAATGCTGCTCCGCTAAAAAATTCTTTGTTTAGTTTAGTACGTTGTTTGTCTAAACTTACTAGATAGTCGTTGTAGTTTTCCATATAGTCTCGAATCTTAGCAACAAGCTCTCCGCGATACTTTACATAACTACTCCAATCTTCTGTCCACTTGCTTGGATACTTAAACTCGCTCAGTGCCATCTCGCTATAGCTCAGTCTATCCGGAACCATAGGAATTGCGTTAGTAATAGCGCCTTCGTACCAACTAATGCCTAACGTTTCTTGCAGATTGGCTGAAAACACCATCTTAGCCTCACCTAGCAAGTTATGATACTCATTCTTTGTAAGCTCACGTTCTTGACATACTACAAACTCATACTCGGGTAGATGTTCTGATAGGTCACGGAAGATGTCTACTTGTTTCTCAGGAGCAATACGATGTGGGAATAAAATAATATCACGCTTGTCCATGCCACTGTAGGATACAAGGCTATCACGCAAATATTCCATAGGCCATCCAACACGTTTGATGCTAGGATAGTATTCGCGTAGTTCGTCTGAGTCGTCCTCATCAAACAGTCCTTGTGCAAACAAGTCTATATGAAAGTCTGTAGCAAAAAAGTTGTCGTCGTACACATGAAACATGCTTGCTTCTGCGTTACGTACCCAAGGTGCATCTCCTATCAGCCTACCAAGGAAATCATGAGGATCATAACTACCAGCATGCCAAAGACCACCGATTCCAATGTCGACCCCAAGGAGTTCAGCCATGTAGCGCAACTGGATAACAGTTGGGTTCCACGCATCTGTATATAGGAAATAATCTCCATCTTTAATTTCTCCGTTGCAAAACATCTCGCCAATCTGCTCGAGCTGTTTCGATTTATAAACGTTAGTACCACCGAAGTTAAGGAAAGCCCCGGGCGTAGTTGCATGAGGCGTTTCCCCACCACTAATAACTACAACATCTACATCTGTAGCACGTTGAAGTTGCCATGGAAGATAGTCCTTCCATTGCTTGGTGTAGCGTGTATCTACTGCTTCAATATCTACAATGTAGATTGTCATTGTTACTGTCCTTGATTATGACGTTGTTTAGGACGACGATCACGCTGGACAAAGTCTTTGCCGCCGTTACGTGCTTTTGCACGAAGCCATCCTTGATACTTTTGATAAGCAATCCAGTTAGGATCTTGTTTGTTGTAAAGTGCTCGTTCGTCAAACACTTTGCCTTCGAAACGACAAAAATCACGATATGTATCCAAGTCGTTGAATACTTTGTTTACAGTGGGATTTGCGATTGTCATAATTTATAATTCCTCTTGTTATGACTTAGGGTAAAAAATAGAACAGCCATTTTCGTTGTCCTCAGCGACACTAATCTCTACAAATCGGCCTGGGTACTTTGCAGAGATTTCTTTGTACAAGTCATCTGCAATCATCTCACAGCTCTTGTGGTTAAGCTCTAGTACGCCTTCGACGTCATAGAGTCGTTGCATCCAGCGTTTAAACTGAATGAATTCAATATCGCGATCGTTATGAAATACTTCAATACGAACACGAAAGTGAAAGATATGACGATGCGGAATACCGAGAAATGATACATCGTCCCAATCGCCTGTTGCTAGTTTAGGATCAGTATCTGCGCCTGGGTACATATGCACCCCTTCTTTGGCGAAGGTTACCCAAATACTGCGTTCTGCGTTTTGCATATTGTCTTCTTCTCTCATTCTACGTAACATATAGTTGTGATAGCGTTCTTGCATTGTTTATAGTATACTTTCATTCAATAACCGTGTCAAGCCCATAATCGTTCCAATCTGTATAAACTTTTCGATCCATTAACTCATGCAGACTGTGACACCATACACCTGAATTGCTGTGACCCCAAGTAGTGTCATCTAGTTTAATAGTTGCATTGTAATTAAATTGTTTTAGATATGGCAATTTAACACTGATCATACTAATAAAATTATTATATTCATCGAATCCTGTTTCCAAAACACCTTCAGCATATTTAGAATCATAATCAAGAGTACACCAATATCCATCTTTTAGTAGAGGAAAGATCATATTTTCCCACGCTTCCCAACTACGAGCATCGTCTGGAAGATTTAAACCAGGAGTAAAACTTTGACTGGTACCAAAGTATAAATGTTTAATATTATGTGCGTCTGCACGTTTTTTAATTTCTTCTGCAGGTTGTACACCTACAACAAACAAAGTTTCTTGCCCATACATTGCAGTCTGTTCAACTTCAATACCAGTAAAATATACTACGTCTTGTCGTTCTTCAGTGTTTAGTGCCATTTGATATAACCTCTACTATAGCCATCGGGTCTGTTTAACCCTTCGTCGAACGCATCTTTCCATTCTGTACTTCTATTATATGCTTTAGTCCAGAAGTTGTCAACTATTAACTGCTTGTTGGTGATCCATTTTTCAGCGTATACCATTGCGTCGATAAAACATTCTGCTCTTGGACTAGGAAAAACAATAGTACATGCCTTCCACAGCAAGTTACCGTAGTCGCTTGTCAATTGCTTTTGTACACCTAGTACTAGTAATGCTTCGTTGGTGTACTCGACATTGTCTAACACATCTGTTCTCGAACTTAGATCAATCACAACATCGTAACTTCCATTAGGTTCACTTTGTAAAGTATCGCCCCATAACTCTCGATTATAGTTTCCTACAACATCAATAGTTTCAAACTCAATATTAAGCAGCTCTAAGGTTTTGTATACAATTTGTGCAAGAAATCCACTGCCTAAGATAAGACAGCGTTTGCCTGATACGGCACGAGTTTTAATTGCGTCCAAAGGTTGCATCACAACATTAATTCCACATGCAACTGGCTCTAGTATGTATTTAGGTTCAGCACTAGGAACTGGTACATATTCATTTGCTCTGCAATTGTAATAGTCGGCATAAGCAGGTTCGCCACGTGTTGCTACATAGTCTCCAACATTAACATTACTGATGTTGTCTCCGACTTGCGTAACAACACCTAGTCCTTCGTGTCCTTGCATACTAAGTGGAAGCGGACCGAAGTTTCCTAGCATCATTTCTAAATCGCTACGACACACACCGGTCATAACAGCTTTAACTTCTATTTCATCCGCAGTGTGTGCAGGTTTAGTCCATTCGATTTCTTCGAACTTGCCCTTGCCTGTTGTGCTTAACAGTTTAACTTTCATAGTGCCTCTATTTGCTGATGTATCCAAACATCTTGTGACAATTGTTCTTTCCAGAACTCAATGTTATTTAGGTTACTGACAGCATCTTGTATCATATTTTTGTATGCATTTTCTGGACACCAACCTAAGTCAATAACAGCATCATTGTCAAATCTAATACAACTTTCTTCTTTGGTCATATCACGCCAGTTTGCTTCAAGATGCCACTTACTGTTATATTGTAAACTACTAAAGTCGTCTACATCATGTGTTCCTTGACGGTTAATAGTACCATAGTCTGTGCTGTCAACCTCGTCTAATTGCCACTGCTGTTTACTTTGTTTTTCATTTGCAGATGTATTGTTCCAATTAGGATTCATTACAATATACAAACTTAAAAGATGAGGCAACAAGTCTCTACTTACACCGCCGTATGCTAATTCTTTATTAGTAAACCAACTGCCTGGATTAGGAATACAGTTTTTTCTAATCCAGTTAATGTCTACACGATTGCTTTGAGTTGCAAGAGACTTCATTTCTGAAACGTTGTCTCTCCACATATTATTTTTTACCATCATAATACGTGTATTAGGAAAACTGCTACACACATCTTTCCATTCATTACTATCTTTAAAGCCTGGTTTTTCTACAAACACAATATCAGAATGTGGAGCGACAAGTTCTGTAATTTCTTTGTGTGTAAAATTAGGAGTACACACATTAACAGTGTCAAAGTGTCCGTGAACTTCTAGTGCAGTTTCCACTCTAACATAATCAGGATCTTTGCTCGGATCAGTATCCACAGTTACTACACTGTATCCTAAACTAGATAGCACAGACTTGTATAATCCGCCTATACCCATACCTATTACAAGACTTTTCATTCTAAACCTCGTTGTACCAAGTATGCATTGATTCGATGCATTTCGTCTTTTAAGTATAACTTCATTGTCTTCATACGTCTAGCTTCTTCTGTAGCTGATTCGTTTTTATAACGTTCTTCTAGCTCATTATCAATTTCTCTATGCTTGCGCTCAAGTTCTTCATAATGTGCTAGAAGTTTATCTTTCTCTTCAGTCCAGTTGCTCATCCAAATTCTCCAACTTAGTTTCTTCCTCTTGAGAGAAACAACCGTCTTCGTGCTCGTCTTCAGGCTCTGGTTCTTCTACATCAAAGAGTGCATTAAAGTGTGTACTAGCATTTACAGTCTTTTTGCCTACTGCACCGCGTGTGCCCGGAATTTGCATCCAAAGTCTACTGTGATCTTCGATAATCTTTTCAGCTTCTTCTCTGTTATCGGTAGCAAAAATTGCGTCAATAACATCTCTACTATAAAGCTGATCAAAATTTTCATTTACTAGCATTGCAGGAACTTTACCTTGGTCATATTGACGATTTGCTTCTTGTACAGCGTTTAAATGCATCCATACATTGTGTGCCATTAAGATTGCATAACTAAAACTATCCCACGAAGTTCTGCCTTCCTTGCCGATTCTGTTTAAGTCTCCAGGCGCATAGATACATACGTCTTTCATCAAAACATCTTTCATCACAGGACTGTTAGCAAATGCTTTATGATGACCATCTTGTACAACTGCGTCTCTGAACAATCTAGTATCTTGTGCATATTTTTTATCATCCACTGCCGCAGCCATTCGATACGACCACTTGCCTCGATCTTCTATTTCAAGTTCAGTGTACACTTGTCCGTTTGCTGTAGCAAGGAACGGACTAGCACAGTCAAAACTAATAGTAAATTTAGGGTTATGATACTTGCGTACAGCACGTTGAATGTCTGTCAGTACCAGTGCCCATTCTAGTTTACTAGTGCCTAGGAAGTGCATCCAGTCATGCAACCCTTCTTCTAGCAACCCATCAAAACGTAGTGCAACCAGACGTTTAAGAACCAAGTGTACGTCACACATGTTCTGTCCACCCATACCCCAACCATTAAAATGATTGTCTGGGTATACTTTAGGATCGCAATACTTCTTCATGCGATCGTACCAATCATCTGCGTCCGCATGGTTCTCACCTTGCAGTACGTTTAAGAATTTACAATTGCCATTTCTATTTTGGATAAAGTATTCGTTGTTGATTTCTGTTGCACGACATGCTTCTTCGTATGTTGTAATACCTGTGGCTTTTTGACCTTCTGGACTGCGAGAAACCCAAGCCGGAATATCCAAACACATGCCGTAATCCATTAAACTGTCCATCCAGTTTAACACTTGACTGCGTTTCTTTTGTGCAGCTGGACAGTTAGGATCTTTCCAGTCAGCGGGCCACTTGCCCTTACCAATCTGGAAGCCACCTGAGTCTCCTAGCACCCAACTGTCTCCATTGCGAGGACGTTTGCGAAACATATCTTCTCTATCGTCTTGTTTGTTCAAGTTAAGATTTGCATGTCCTGCAGAATACAAACACCACTTGTAATACAACAATGGACTTTTAGGATCCAAGTAGTTAATGCTTTCTACATCGTTCGTAAAGTTTTTAGGTAATCTAGCAGGTTCAACATACGGATATCGATTTCGTTGATAACCAATAAATGCAGCATAAAATCCAGAGGTTGCCGGCAAAAACAACGCATAGTCGTTTTGTGATGCAGTTAGGTCTGTGTTCATGTCCTCTGTTTTATCGCTCATCTTATTTGCTCTGCGCTGGAAGAATGTAATCGTATTTTACCATACCTGAATCTACACTAATCTTCATAGCACCTTGATCCGAAATGCTCATAGTCAAGTCGCCATCCAAGTTTAGAATGGCTTGTGTTTGTGCTACGGGCCAACTCCATGTATGCTGTAGTTTACCTTCAACGCCTGCTTCAAATACAAACTCACCTGCGTGTGTGCTTGCATCACCAAACGAGAACACCAAGTTGCCGTCTACAGTTTTAACATTGAATGTAGGCTCTTCTGAATGTGCTGCACTCATCAACTTCATACGTGCAATAGCTGCCATGCTCGGAGTAAACTCTACGTTCCAGCTAGCACCTTTAAACTTAACAGTTTTCAACTTCTCTTCAATAATTGCTTTATTCATAAAGCGATAATCGTTTTGGAAGTCACCTGCTGCGTTTTCAAAGTGAATATGCGTAGGAATAGTTTCGCCGTTACGCTCTGCTTGTACTACGTCGATCTTTGCACTGTCTTTGTACTCTGGGTTTTTTAAATGCAATGCAAGTTTGTCTAGGTTAGGCATACCAAATGTGCCTACAAACTCGTTTACAGGGTTGTGTGTCTCTGCCGACAAAATAACACTACGGTCTTCCGCCATCGAGTCAATTGCTGTTCCATCTTCATTAGTAACCTTTACTAATGTCAGGAAGCCTAGTGCGTGAGTATGTGCTACTACGTCTTGTAAGATATCTTTCATGTTACCTTTTCTCCATTGAATAAGTTTATTATATTGCCTAAGTTGTTGTTTGTCAAGAACTTTTCTACCGAGTATTTAGGTTCGAAGCCAAGTGCTCGCATTTTTTCCATGTTAGCACAAGTCCAGTTCCGCTCTCCTAGGGTATTTAGACGAACCGGTAGATCCGGAGCCAAGTCTTGGATCCTAACAGGATTCCCTGTCCCAATATCAACATAGCCCTGTACATGTGGGGCTTTAATTAATATTTCTATCGCATCCAGTACATCTTCTAGATGAATAAAATCTCTGTGATGTTTAGTTGTGTATTCTAGTGTACCGTTGCGTAGCTTGTTAAAAAACATATTTTCTCTAGGACAACTATCGCTGTACACTGTGTGAAAACGCATACCCACATGATCCGTACCGTAGCGTTCTGCTAGTTCTTCCATAAGGAACTTAGACGCCGCATAAGGGTTCAAATCGGGCTCGTAAGCGCTCGAACTGCTCGCATACAGTATGCGTGTATCGGAATAGCGTTCAAACAGTCTACGGCTTGCTTCTACGTTATTAAACCAGTAACTGGCAGGATCGGCTGCACTTTCACGTACACCGCTCTTGCCTGCTAAATGTACAACAAGATCTACTTCGGGCCAGTCTGTGTAGTGTAGTAAATCAAACTGCGGACCTTGTTTAATGTCAACACCGTATACAGTATGTCCTGCTTTCTTTAACCGTTTGGATAATCCAGTACCGATAAATCCTAGATGACCTGTTAGTAAAATCTTCATAATGCTATTCTCTGTTCCTGCAATACCTGCAAATATTCTTTAGTCATACGCCAGTCTCTAACTTGCCTGTGATTGTTTACAACTTGTGCTAGAGGATAGTCATTGCCGCCTTCGTAAATAGCATCACCAAAGAACCATAGTGTGTCATCTACCCAAAAATCTTTCTTGATTTGACTCTTGTCGTATCCTCTAGGGCTAATGTCAATCCCAGTCTCTCCGCCTACTCGTGCATCTAAGTCGGGAAAGATAGTATTAAACGTTACAGCAATGTTTGCACGTTCGCTAGTTTCTTTGTCCCACTTGACATAGTAAGCACGTTCGTCTGCGTTCGCATTGCGTCCTACAATACTAAAGTTTACCATGCCAGGACGATATTCAAAGTGCAATCCTGTGCGTTTAGGAAAGTCACTAAATGTTAAACGCTCAGATAGCCAGTGATGCGGCGACTCTGGTAGTATCCATTGGTTAGTGCGAATGTTGCGATCACGTTCCCATACATCATTTCCGTTGCATTGATACACACGTTTGCACTTGTGATAAATGTATTCACCTACTTGCTCAATAGTTTTATCACGATCACTACCAGTAACAAGATATACTTCATTGTCCTCGCAAAAGTGACTGAACCATACAGCAAAGTCTTTGTCCATTCGTCCACGGCTTGGTGTTAGTGTGCCGTCAACATCAAATATAAATTTATTTGCCATCGTCTGTGTGCCTATTTTTAAATTCTTCAAACTCTCTACGAAGTTGATCAAGCGCAGATTCTAGCTCTAACACTTGGTCCTTAACATCTTCAAGTTCGTAATCTTTTACACAATCATCATTCATTCTCTTGTTTTAATCTCCATTGGCAGTAAGCCTCCCAGCCGTATTCGTAAAATGCATATGCAGCAACAAAGCCAACATACGGAATAGTAAATGCCATAGTCATCATTAAATCTGCTGCCAACAATGCTGCTGGATAATCATACCAACGTATCATTAGTCTTCCTCGCAAAACGCTGTTTCGCCTTGAGTAAATTGTACTTCTTGAATTGCCTGCTCAATATGACAACTCATAGCAGTTTCGTACTCGCCATAGCGAGTGTATTTAGGTTCTGTGCTGCCAATTACTGTGCTAACAATCCAAAGTGTCCACATCAGTCACTACCTAGTCCGAAGCACGGTGTGACAACCGACATATTACATTTTCTAGCATACTCTTCTGGTCCCATAACAGCGATGCTTGTTAGCAACGGTACGCCTACCATAAAAAATGTAATTAACAAAAAAGCCCACCCAAGACCTTTTAGTGTGCAGTAGTTTGTTTGTTCACTCATCCTTGATAGCCTTTCTCAGTTCGTTTCCTTCAAAGTTATCCATGCTTGCAAACTTTGCCAGTACACTGTTATTAGGATCCAACTTGTGTACTTCTCGTGCAAGTTGTTCAATCATATCATAGTCCATTTGAGTTTTAATATGTTTACCCATCGGTCTGTCTTTCTGCTACTCTAGCTCTAAGATCGCTACTACTAAAGCGATGATCACGTTTGTTAAAGTACAGCTCAATGTCACGTTTTGCACAGATTGCTCGACCAGTGAACGTTCCATCTCTATACTCTTCTCCTAATATTCTAACATCTATTTGATACATTGTCAAGATATCTTCTAGATCTTTTTCTGTAGAATACGGGATTATTTCATCAACGTACTTGACTGCTTTGAGCTGTGTGTAACGCTCTACAACAGTTTGTACAGGAGCATTTTTTTCAGGACGATCCACACTAGGATCTACCTGCAATCCGCAAATAAGATAATCGCACTGTTCTTTTGCTTCGCGTAACATTTGCACATGACCTGCATGACACAAGTCAAACGTGCTGCAAGTAAATCCTACTCTCATCCTACAAATGCCTTTTCTAATACATACGAACCTTGCTCTTTTTTAGTACCTTCAGTCCAACCGTTCTTGTCTAACATTTCTTTGATGTCCAAATTAAACTCCATATTACCACAAAGCATAACTTTGTCACTGTCTGGAGAAGACGCTGTCATAATTGCACCATTTTTAATCAAGTCTGTAATACGATTAGATTCTCCGATCCAATTATCTCCGCGAGTTACTACAGGAGTATAATCAATGTCCTGTCCTTGTAAAAACTCATTATATGCTAGTATCTCAGCTTCTGTTCTCACACTCCATACAACGTGTATACGCTTGTATTTAGAACGTGTTGCAGGATCGCGCAACAAACTGATGAATGGTGCAATGCCTGTACCAGTGGCTAACAACCACAAGTCTGTTCCTTCTGTTAGGTTATCGATGAGTAATGTGCCTGTAGGTTTGTTACCTACACTAACAGTATCCCCAACTTCAATCTTTTGTAGTTTATTTGTAAGAGGACCGTCTGGCACTTTAATGCTATAAAACTCAACAAAGTCGTCATCTGGGCCGCTAGTAATACTGTAAGCACGTTTAGGTGCGTCTTCTACACTAATCATAGTAAACTCACCTGCACGAAACTTGAAGTTACTAGGCTTAGTCAGTCTAAAGCGGAACAAACTATCTGTGTAGTGTTCTACTTCTGTTACAGTTAGTTGTCCTTGTTCTTCTTCTAAATACTTCTTGTATTCAATTTGATATTCTTCTTCACTAAGAGCATGCCATCCGCGGCATCCGTCTGGTGATCGTCCACATCCACAAGCCATTACTTACTCCTATTGTTAGGTTTTTTCGTATAGTTATTACGTTTATTTAGGTTTTGTTGAGGTTGTTCTAACATTTGTTTAAAGTCATTTACATAGTCAAGCAGTTCATCAACTAGGTCGATGTCTTGCTCGTTTTCTGTATCAAGTTCTACTTCAAATTTAATTTTCATATTACTCTCCGAAGTCAAACAAACTTGAAAATGTAGTGTGCTGTTTTGTATCCTCTAGTGGATAGTCCAACACACCGATCAAATTGTCCAACTTATTATCAATAATAGTTTCTGCCATTGCTGCGTCATCAAACGGCAATTCTTTGAACCATTCTGGCAAACGCAACTCGTCTGTAGGGTATGCAACACTAGTATAGCCTAGCGGATTCTGTTTTAGTTTACAAACAATAACTTTCATACCGTCAACAATCTCTTGCGAGTATTTGTCACCGTTCATACGCTTTAGTGTATTCCAGTTAATACTTGCACGAACATGTCCGGGCATGTTTGCTTTGCCTTGCTTTTCCTCAAGACGCTGATAATGCCCAATCTTGTTTGCACGTTTGGGCGATCCCTTTTCCCAACCTGGCATTTCGCTAAACTCTTTGCGGAATTTTGTAATGCGTTCTAATACATCTTCCTGAGGAATATCAGTAAGCACCATTAGCAACAGTTCTTTAAGAAAGTCTTGCATAAACACAGGAGTATCTGAACGTCTCAAGTCTAACCCCATGGCTTTTACTTTACCCGGTTCGCCTTCTTGGTCTGTTCTAAAGCCCTCGTTGTCTACTACTAGTGCCGCATAACGTTTCTTGGTAATATACAAGCCGCTCACAGCAACAATCTCACGTCCTGCTGCAATTACATCTGCTCGTGTTTTAGGACAATGAAATGCTCTTGCCATAAAGTCAACAAACGTAGTATCTACTTGCTCACAGATTTGATCATACAGTGCAATAGCTTTTTCAGTGTTCCACTCCAGCTTGCCGCTTTCGATGTCATCTTTGAGCACGGGCCAAGCACTAAAGTACACGGAGTCAGTATCACCGTAAATTACAGCTTTGCCTACGTGATCATATTCACCAGCAATAGTCTTGTTTGCTTCTGCACTCATGTGTTTAACAATCTGTCTACCTGTAAGTGTAGTACTCTGTCCGATGCGCTTATCGAAAAATCTACAGCCAGGATTAAGAATCGCACCATACAAACTGTTCAAGTTAATCTTCTTAACCAACTGTCGTTTGTCCCAGTATTCAATCTCAGCTTCGTTCTTAGCATCCTTTGCCTTCTTGAGCATCTTCTGCATGTCTTTACGTTCAGCATACCAGCGTTTAAGAATACCTGGAATTACACCTTCAAATTCTTGTGTAAAGATTGTACCATTAGCACTAAGCATCCACGGCATTTGGCTATCAAAAATCAGCTGATAAATCTCCGCACCCGATAGTACGTCCGACCTACCATCTTCCCAATCAACAGTAAGTGCAATGTCCTTGCGTTGATCCATAACTGCTTCGTATTCTTCTGTCGCAAATCTACCTTCCCAACTGCCTGCAAAGCTCTTTTTCTTTAGCGTCATGTCTTCA